CATGCGTGAGATATTTAGTGTCATACCTGCTGCTGGAAGAGCCATCTTGTTTGTTGCGAAGTCTGCTGTTGGGCGACCTGCACGAGCAAGTGGTGCTGCTAGATCAACTAGGTATTGTGGAATTACGAGACCAGCAAAGTTGCCAGTTCCTACTGAGCGACGCTCAACTTCCTCTTCACGAGTGTGACGAGCAAGACGCTCTTGTGCTGCATAGTCATTGCTGAACTTTGCTGCGAATGCATCCTTAACGAATGATGCTTCTGACTCTGGTGAGTATGTACGGGCTTCACGAGTTACCTTTGCTCCGCCAACCTTTGGCATTGCAACATCAGCGAATGCTGATCGTGCTTCTGCTGCCTTTGCATCTGCTGCTGCCTGAGCAGTCAACTTTTCAATCTTTGAATCTAGTGAGCGTGATTCTTCAACAAGGGTATCAACCTTTGCTGATTCATCTTCTGTAAGGTCTGTACGATTCTCTGCAGCAACTGCCTCAAGAATTGCGTCCATCTCTACCTTAACTGCATCACGGCGTTCAATTACTTTGTCTAAATAAGACATTTATTGTTCTCCTTTGTGAGTTTTGTGAGTTTGAGGTGGTGGTTATGGATTTCACGACGCTTACGGGTGTGAGCCTAACTCCGACTTCTACCTATCTTGTTAGATAGGAATATTATTTTATTGTGTTTCTCTTTGCTTTTGCTAAACGAAGAGACATTGATCTTGGCATATTATCTGGAAGGAAGTTTAGGACTGATGGGAAATCTCCAACAACCTTTGCACCTTGTCCAGGAATATCTGTTATTTCTATAACATTAGCAGCCTCTTCTTGGGCTTCTGGAAGTGGATCAATTTTTGTTAGTTCAGACATTTTGTGTCCAACAAGAGTATCAGTTGCTTCCCAGCCACTTTCTACTTCTCTGTATACACGAATGAGAACTGCTGGATCTCCCTCTTCTGCTGCTATGCTGAAATCTGAGTTAGGAACATTAATAGATCCTTCTGTCTTGATTTCTACAATACGGCCTCTTGCAATGCCACCAGATGAGTTCCAACGAACAAAATCTCCAACTGCTTCACGCTTGGACATTTCATAATCTTCATCTTCTTCTACATCTTCCATTGGGTGACCAGTACTTTGTTCAATATCTTCATCTCCAAACATCATAGACATTACTTCTACTGCCTTCATGATGTATTCATGTCCTTCAGATAGGTCTCCAAATATTTGCTTTAATACTAATAGTGATTCGCCTGTTATTTCTCTGCCCTCTTTTATTTCCTTCATGGCTCTCTTGATTAATTCTCTAGCCTCTACAGAAGTTGCTGGGTATGCAGGATATGTGACGATTGATACATCTCCATCAGAAAGGCTTACCTCAGTAAGGGTTCTTTCTGAACGATCTTTATTCCAGTTTTGACGGATAACTCTAAATGCAAATGACATTTGATCAACATCTCCACGCTCAACAAGAGTATAGAGGTCTCTTGCTTCTTGTGTGTTTGCTAGTTCTGCTTCAAAGTATAGTCCTTTTTCATCTTCAGACAATCTCATGGTACCGTTTTTTGTTCTGGCCATAGGTAATCCTTCATGGTTAACCAACAAACGAACATCTGGTGTCTCAGATAGTGTCTTTCTAAATGCACCTGGTGCAATCTTCTCAATGAATGGCAAAGGAACAGATGCTTCGTTAAACACAGCAGCATAACCTGCCATACGCATAGTACCGTCTTCTGCCTGTCTTGCCTCTATGTCTCTGACCGTAAAGGTACGGCGTTCTGTTTTCTTCATCTTGCTCCTTGCTTTATTAGTTTCATTATCTAATTTATCAATTTGGCGTTGTGCCCAGTCTTGAGCAGCATCATCAAAGTCTGCGTTGCCACCCCAAAGTAGCCAAGCAACTAATCCTGCACCAGGATATCCTGGATCTGAGGAATCTTTATTCTGTGGTGCTTGTCCATCTGCCTTGTGTCTTGCGAACCAAGGGGCCATCTTTCTTACTTTATCATCAGAGATACGACCTGCTGCCATCTCTCTTGCTGCTCTCTTGGTACCTTCAGTTAGACCGTCGCCACCAAAACCTTCTGCTAAATAATCCAGGCCTCTTTGGGCATTGTTTTTTATAAACTCTGGAACATTTTCTACAGGCATTATTCCTTAACCTCATCACTGTAAGCAGCCTTTGGATCTGTTGGATCAACCAAGGATACTTGCTGTAATTGTGCTGAAGGAAGTCCTGTATGCGATAGTTCTGAAATATCAAGCATCTTAGCCACATCATCTGGGTTGTATCCAACTTGTACAAGAATAGATGCAATCTCAGCCTTCATCTTATCTCCAACAAGTGGTGCTTGAGAAGCATCAATGTTCTGAAGAGGAAGTCTGTATTGGTCTCCTGGCTCTCCAAGTGATGACAAATCTTCGTAGTTGCGTACATCGTTTAGTGACAAGAAGCCTTCTCTTAGTCCCTTTGTGTAGGCATCAAAACGCTCAATTGTAGTACCACGCAAAAGTGCATCTAGATTAAAGCGAATAAATCCATCTGACTCAGGAAGTAGTGGAGATAGTGCTTGTTCCAAACGCTCTAGCAATGGACGCAATGAGTGTTGTACAAATGAAAGGTTCTGTGCTTCAACAGAAGCATAACTCATTGCACCTTGTACTGGATGACCTAATAAACTTAGTGGAACACGGAATATTCTTGCAATGTCTTCTACATTAAATTTTCTTACTTCAATTAGTTGTGCGTCAGAAGCGTTTAGTGATAATGGCTTAAATGCTGCACCACCAGAAAGAATACCAACTTTGCCAGACATATATGGTCCAGAGTGTGATTCTTGCCAGTTACGAGCAATATCTCCTGCTTGTTCTGCGTTTAATTCTCCTGCAACTTCAATAACTCCACCAGGATTTGATGCGTTACCAAAATATGATGCAGCATATGTATCAGAAGCCTGTGCAATACCAATAGACATACGGCAAGCACCAATTGGGCTTAAGCCATAATAAGATCCTGGCATTCTAAATAGAGGAATGTGAAGAACTTCATTGCTTGTAAGAATTTGATCATACATTGCATTATCTATGTCTTTAACTCTATAAACAAGTGGTTCACCTGGAATAGGTCTTTCAATTCTTACTTCATTTGGGTTTAGTACATATAGTTCTGTTACTTCATTATTATCGTCTCTTACCGTCAAAATAAATGCATTACCATGTAGATGCATAGAAGTAATTACTTGCTCAATAAATTCTAGTCTTGTTGATTCTGGATTTGGTTTGTTTACCCATGCTGGAGTCTCTCCATAAACTGTTGTATATGAAAGACGATTACGACCTCTGCGTACATAAGCACCCATTGGCAATGAAGAAATAGTATCTCCAAGTAGTCTTACGCAAGAATAAACGGTAGATGTACGAATAGCAGACTCTGTGTCTACATATGTACCAGTATTAGCAACACCAAATAATGGACGAGGAGGAATCAGAGGAAGAATATACTGACTATTCATATCTCTGGCTTCTTCAGATGCCCTCAATCTTTTAGAAAGACTCATTTATTTATCCTTTTCCATTAGTTAATTTTACCATGTTGCTATGCCTACTCGCTTCCAAGTGTCTGTTGCTGTGCAGATGTAGATATAGTCTGCATCCCAGGCAATTTCTCCAACCGTACCTGTAGCAGATGCTGATGCTGGAGTCTTGGTCTGTAATTCTAATTGACCATTAATCTTAACTCTTCCAGCAGTACCACCAGTGTTATCAAAGGCACCAAAGATCAGAGGAGTTGTAGTATTTGTGTTAGATATATAAAGTCTGTCAGAGTTTGTCTCATTAAGACCTGCTTGGTATCCAAGAAACACACTGCGATTGACTGTGGCACCAGAAGGATTTCGTCCTGCCTGGTATCCAATCATTGTGTTGTTTTCACCCTGAAAACTTAACTGATATGCTCCTCTACCAACTAAAGTATTTCTGCTGGCATTTATAATTGATGCAACTGGTATGCTAAAGCCTGTTCCAGTATCAAGACCTGCAGATCCAGTACCTGTAATATAGGATAAAACATCTGTAACTATATATCCTGAACCAGAACTTGTTAATGTTGCGCTTGTAACAACTCCACCAGATACCACTATAGTAAAACGAGCAGGCTGACCAACAAATGTTCTTGCAGGATATAAAGGAACAGTTGTGTATGTTCCATCAGTATATCCTGATCCAGGATTTGAAATTGCTCCAACTGTTACAATTCCAGTTCCTACAAATTGTGCAGTTCCTTGTCCTACAGTAACATTGTCTGAAGATGATCCAGATCCTTGAAATGCTGCTGTTCCAACTGCAACATTAGCAGTTCCAGTCACATTACCTGCTGAGGCATTTCCACCAACAAATGTACCAGTTCCTGTTGTGTTTGTAAACACTGTGGATGCACCAATAGCAACCACACCAGTGGCAGTAGTTGTATTTTGTGCTGCTGAACTACCAATTGCAACATTGTTAAACCCTGTAGTAGCATTAAGTAATGCTTGGAAACCAATTGCTGTATTGTCAGTTCCAGTAGTAAATCCTCTACCAGCAAATCCTCCAACACCAGTATTTCGTGTTCCAGTAGTGTTAAACTGTAATGCTGATGTTCCAACTGCTGTGTTATTGTTTCCTGTTGTGTTTGTATCAAGTGAACCAGAGCCAATAGAAATATTACTACTTCCAGTTGTATTGTTAAATAAAGCAGCCTGGCCAATTCCAATGTTGTCGCTTCCAGTGTTGTTATATAGAGCATTTGAACCAACTGCCGTGTTGCTATTTCCTATTGTGTTTACAGAAAGAGCACCAGTACCAATTGCTGTGTTACGACTACCTGTTGTGTTTAAGGTAAGAGCGTTAGATGAAATTGCTAGATTGTTAATTCCAGTTGTGTTTGAAGTAAGTGCTCTATAACCAATTGCTGTTTGACCAGATACTGTAGAAGCCTTTAAAGCACCATCACCAATAGCAATATTTGCGTTACCTGTAAGGTTGTTTTCTAATGCTTCAAAGCCAATTGCTAGGTTTTGTGCTCCAGTTGTGTTTAATTTTAATGCTTGTGATCCAATTGCTACCTGGTTGCTTACGCCAGTGCTATTAGCAAGAGCATTATCACCTATTGCAACATTCTCGTTACCTGCTGTACTTTTTTCTAAAGCAGCCTGTCCAACTGCAACATTTCTTTCTCCAGTTGTATTTTCATACAATGAATAAGCACCAACAGCAACATTATAAAGACCAGTTGTGTTTCTTCTTGCTGCTTGATAACCAACTGCAACACCATCGCTTACAGTATTATTTTCAAAACTTAGTGCTCCAATAGCAACATTTCGCACTCCAGTTGCATTGTCTTTTAGTGCTTGTCCACCAATAGCAACATTAAATTGACCAGTTGTATTTGTATCTAATGCAGAGTTACCAATAGCAACATTGCTCATACCTGTAGTATTGTTTTGAAGGGTAGAAGAACCAACACCAACATTTCCATTACCTGTTGTATTGTCCATCAAGGAAAAGTTACCAATAGCAACAGAACCAATGGCTAAGTTGTTATTTCCATCTGTTAAACTTTCTAATGTACGAGATCCAATTGCTAGATTCTGATTACCTGTTGTTAATAGTTGAAGTCCATTGTTTGGACCAAAGCGCAAGTTACCAAAGCCAGAACCAGTTCCATTATTAAGAAGAATATTAGTATCAACAGTAATTCCACTTGCAAATACTGGATCTCCAGTACTCATTACAAATGTATCGCCTGTACCTGTTTGTGAGAATATAGATGATGTTCCTGAGACTGATCTTATTGGTCCCGCAGTTAAATCGCTACCACCAGGTCCTGTAGCACCAGTTGCTCCTGTTACTCCAGTAACTCCTGTGACTCCAGTAGGCCCAACCTGTGTATTCATAACCTGAGTTACAGATAATACGACAGATGGTGCCAATGGAGTTGTACCAACTGGTTCAGACTCTAATGCAAGGTCAGTTGAAGTACCTTCCCAGTAAATTTGAACATAATCATTTGGATTTACAGATGTTCCTGTAAATGATAAAGTCATTTCTGTTTCAGAAGGAACACCAGCAGATTTTCTTGCTTTAATTGACTGGTGAATACCAGAATTTGCATAATCTGTTCCATTTAATTTAAGCCAAAACTTAACATCTTCAACTGAAGAAGAATTATTACTTATAGTAAATAGTGCAGTTAATAGATATGTTGCTGGATTGGCAAGTGTTATTTGGTTCCCGCCAACTATTGATACTCCATTTGCAGCAGTTTGATTGCTAATTCCTACTACTTGTGGAGTATTTATTACAGTAATAGGTTGATCTGTTGTATCAAAGAAGGATCCATAGTAGCCTAAAGCACCACCTGCACCAGTAGGACCAGTCGCACCAGAAGGCCCAGTTGCACCTGTAACTCCAGCAGGTCCTGTAGCACCAGTAGTGCCAATTCCTGTAGGTCCAGTTTCACCTGTAGGACCAGTAGAACCTGTTGCGCCAACTGCTCCACTTGGTCCTGTTGCTCCAGTAGGTCCAGTATCGCCAGTTACACCAGCAGCACCTGAAGGACCTGTAGCACCAGTGACACCAGTAGGACCAATGTCTCCAGTTACACCTGTAGGGCCTGTAGCACCAACTGGTCCAGTAACTCCTGTAGGGCCAACATCGCCTGTGACTCCTTGAGGGCCAGTAACGCCTGTGGCACCAACAGGGCCTGTAACGCCAGTAGGACCAACATCACCAGTAACTCCAACAGGGCCAGTGGCACCAGTAGGACCTGCAATACCAACGGCACCTGCAAGATTAACACTCCAAGATGCGTATGTTCCAGTACCTGTAAATGAGGTTACTGTAAAAATTAATGTACCTGCTGAATAGGATGTTACATCACCAATCATCAGGTTATTTGTATCAAATGCAACTACAACTGTTTGACCAATGGAGTAATCAACATTTGGATCAGCAAGTATAAATGTTTTGCTTCCGCTTCCAATTGCGACAGAACTTGTAGATGTTGTTGCGTATCTATCTCCGTCTGCTCCTGAAACACCAGTAGGACCAGTAGAACCTGTGGCTCCAACAGGACCAGTTGCCCCAGTAGGGCCTGTGTCTCCAGTAACGCCTTGTGGTCCAGTGACTCCAGTTGCTCCAACAGGACCTGTGACACCAGTTGGTCCAGTATCTCCAGTAACTCCTACAGGACCAGTTACTCCAATAGGACCAGTAACACCAGTCGCTCCAGTAGGTCCAGTTGAACCAGTATCTCCAGTTACGCCTGCAGGTCCAGTAGATCCTGTCGCTCCTATAGGACCAGTTGAGCCAGTGGCTCCTGTTGGTCCAGTTGCACCAGTAACGCCTGCTCCTGTTGGACCAGTTGCTCCTGTAACTCCTGTTGCACCAGTTGGGCCAGTTGCTCCTGTGATTCCAGGTGCTCCTGCTGGTCCAGGTGCAGATACTGTTACAATGTTGTTTGTTTCATTGACTACTACTTTATTTGATATTGAAGTCATTATCTTGTAACCTCTCCGCTAACTGTGACTTGCCCTTGAATTAAACGAGTTCTAACTCCACCAATGCTTAGTTCTAAGTCATAAACATAGAATCCTGGTTCAATCGCTGCTTGCTCGTCTGTTGCTATTAAATTTAATGTTCCTGTCAATGGGGTAATCGTAATTCCACCATTTGAAGTTGATAGAGTCAAAACAGGAGTATCAGAATCAAACTTACGACGAATCTGCATCTCTGATGTATAGCCAGTTAGGTTGACTGGGTTGCCGTTTGAATCTTCATACACTATTTGTAGTGTCCATGTAGAACCTTGGTCAAGAGTAAAATTATAAATACCTGCAATTGCCATGTTATTCCTTCTCCGTTACCCAAATTAAAAATCCACCAAGGGCTATGAAACTAATAGGTGGAAAGATTAGAAAAAGTCCATACGAAGCAAGGGCTACGCCTGTTACCTCTGTGGTTAATGACCAATCTATATTTGGCTTCTTTAGTTTCATTATGCTCCTTATAGTGAATAAAACCTGGCTACAGGCTTAACTGGTACTGGCACTGTTGCTCTGTCATAACTGAATATGGCAGCAACACATGCGTCAATCTTTTTCTTGCTGTTTGCTTTTTGAATCATAAGGCCTCTTGACGATGTTTTAGTCATAGAGTTTGCTACATGTCTGTTTAATGCTTCGTGACCTGAGTGAGTAAATGAGTTATTCATAACTGCCTCGTAAAATTTAGCAGTTGCTGGTACCATGCGTTCTGCAGAGTTTGGATAAGACACGACTGGCATTCCCTCTTCATCAAATAACATAAAAGTTCTTGAATATCTGGCAGGATCAAATACTACCTCACGAATGCTGTAGTTTGGATTTCTGTATGCCTCTATTATACACGATTCTACCTCAGCAACAGGTATAAACCAGTTCTGATCTGCATCATCTGGTCTTTCCCAAATTGCTAAAATATCTAAGTGAGGCTTTTCTCCACCAAGATACCATGCTACCACTGCTGTTGAGTCACCATTAAATGATCCATCAAAGCCAAGTATAACATCTTCGCCAGGAATCTGTTCTCTGTCTTTAACAGTCAAAGCATCCCAAGCATCAGTAGGAATCCAAGTTTGTGCGGAGTCAGTCCATAGATTAAGTCGCTTAGTCTTGAACTCTGCTTCTGGTGTTAATAGGGACGCTGACTTCATATCTTCCGCAGATAAAATGTCGCCGTAAGAGGGATTAGCCATCTTCCAGTTATCTTCATCTTTGTAGTTAAGTTTTTCATCACCCTGATACCACGCAAAAAAGAAGGAAGGATCTTCAACTTCGCCTTTTGCTAACTGTACGCCTCTTTGGTACATCTGATAACACAGAGATTCTTTTCCAGAAGAGTCGTATTTCGTTCCAGCAGTGGTGATAGCCACAAGCATTGGCTCTAAACGAGCACCCATAGACAGAGACATAGTGTCATAAAGTTCTCTATTTGGCTGTGAATGCAACTCGTCAAATGCCACAAATGTGGAGTTTAAACCCTCTTTTGTGAACGCTTCTGAGGAAAGGGCTCTATAAACTGTACCTGTACCTGGATTATAAATAACATCTCTGAATGTTTGTAGTACGGCTGATAGTTCTGGTTCTAGTTCAACCATTCTCTTTACCGTTTTAAAAATAATCTTAGCCTGTTCTTTATCTGCAGCACAAGAATAAATCTGACCACCGTTTACGCCAAGCAATAACTGCTCAAGTACCAGAGTAGAAAGTAGTGCAGACTTACCTGCCTTACGAGGAATGCCAATCAAAGCACGGCGATGTTTTAGAAGGCCGTTCTCATCTTCAGCATATAAATTAATAAGGAGTTCTTTTTGCCAGTCACGAAGGACTAACTTCTCGCCAACATTACCTGCGATTGAGTCCTCTGTAATACGACAAAGCGTCTCAGCAAAATCAATAACATCATATCCACGACTATTGGCCTTCTCAATATCAGATACTGGAGATAGAAATGTTGGAGGCCAGTGTTTTATTTTGGTATCCATGTCTATCCCTTGAATGCTAACGAGAGCCTATCCTTGTCAAAATCTATTTCTATGACTTCTACCTGCACATCATGACCAACAGTAAATTGCTCAGGAGTCCATTTGCCCATCTTAGATTTATGAATCAAACCAGAAAGCAAGCCAAGAGAAACAAATACTCCAAAGGTGTTAATCCCTGAAACTCTGCCTGTATATACCTGGCCAATTTGTAGTTGGCTAAATTGAATCATCTTATCTTCTTTTTGCTCTTGCTCAATAAGGGCTTTTTTAGAAATTACGATATTGCCTTTGGCTCTATCAAATTGAATAATCTTAGCCTCTACTGTTTGTCCAACATAACGAGTAAAGTCTTCTGCTTTATCAATGAAAGATTGAGATGATGGCAAGAATGCTCTTAGGCCAATATCTACTATAAAGCCACCCTTGACAATTTTAGTAATTTTGCCAGAAACAAATTTATCATCAGAGTTCCAAATAGTCTCAATCTCATTCCAGAGAGATTCTACTTCTGCTTCCTTCATGGAAAGAATGTACTGGCCTTCTTGGTCAATACTCAAAATAGTAGCATCAATAGAATCACCAATTGAGACTACCTCATGAATATCACTTATGTGTCTTGCAGATACTTCCTTCTTTGGAATAAAGCCCTCAGTCTTAGATCCAATATCTAGAAGGACTCCTTCACGATCAATCTGAACTACTATGCCTTTGACCATATCTCCAATATTATAACTCTTCATGGATTCGTCAATGGCTTTTAGAAAGTCTTCTAAACTGCCTATGTCGTTAATTGCTATTTGGTTCATACATTGCCCCTTGGTTTGTGTCGTCTTCTTCAAATATTATCTTAGCACGATTTTGTCGCTTCTCCAATAATTTATCAATTGAAGTTGCTGCTCGTACTTCTGCTACACCTAAACGAGATCTAGAAACTGGATCAAAACCCAGTGAGGTTAGAGCATCTGTGTATGCCTTGTTAATAGCCACATAAGCCTTAGCATCTGCAGGCTCTGTAGAAATCATATATCGTTCTCTTGCTGCTTCATTGGCATCAGCCAAGTGTGCTGCATTCTTAACTGACTCAATATCACTAACAGGACTGAGCCAAGTAATGGCAACGCCCCATGCACGATTCCATAAATCTAATCCAGACTCTTTGATATTTTCTGGTGGTGTTGGAATTTCCCTTGCCATTGGCAAATGCGTAATCACATTTAAATCAGGCAAAGGATGATTTCCAGGATTTCCCAGTAATCGTTTTAATTCATTAGGCTTTGGAGGTCTTCCTGCCGTTGGTTGTGCCATTTATTTATTTTCCATTTCTACTAATTCCTTTTTAGACATTTCACGCTCAAATGTCCAAATCTTATAATATTGCTAAA